CGCCCACGTCTACCACAACCTCGAGGCGGCGCGGGGCCGGGAACCGCGGCGGAAGACGACCAAGACGAGGCGCGGCCAGCGGGACGTGCCCCTGCCGCCGAACCTGCTCGCGATGCTGAAGGCGCACAAGGCCCGGCAATCCGAGTACAAGCTGCGCATCGGCAGATGGTCAGAGGTCGACTTCGTGTTCCCGTCGCTGGACCCGCGCAAGAACCCCGGCGGGCCATGGACGGTGCAGGCGTTCCGGCTGTCGTGGCGCCGGCTGACTCACGGCAGCGAGTTCGCGGGACTCACGCCCTACGTTTGCCGGCACTCGTACGCGACCCGGCTGCGGGGGCTGATACCGGACGAGGAGCTATCCCGCATCCTCGGCCAGAGCTCGTCCCGCGTCTTGCAGTCGACGTATTCGCATGTCGACCCGCAGACGATGGACCGCGTTAGGGACATCATCGCCGCGATACTGTGAATTGTTAAGTTTGTGTGAAGTCCACGCCTAAGGGGTTGCAATGGTTGCGCGGCGGGGTATGATCTCATTATGAAGACCATCAATGATAAGGAGAACATCATGGCCGCCGTCGCCTGCCCCAACGCTGGAATCGCCTACAAAGGCTCCCTGACCCGGACCGTCCACGACATCAGAAGCGACGGAACGCCGAACCCGGTCGGCCGCGAGATTCGCGTCACGATGGACGTCTGCCCCGTCTGCGGAAACTGGGCGCAGCTCAAGAAGGACGGCACTTGGGGCAAGCATCGCGCCGCCGCAGCCAAACTGGCCGCCCTCGCCCTCTGGGCCAAGCTCGACGCCAAGTCCGGGTACGTGCGATGACTACGGAGGACACCATCGATGACCTATCCCAGCCCAATCACACGGCCGCACTTCTCGCCCGCATCGGCGAACTGGAGTACGAGAACAAGATACTAGAGGGGAATCTCCACATCGTAACCGGAGAACGCGACCGCTACCTCGGGGCCGAGGCCGAACTCATCGAAGCGCGTGCCACTATCGAGCGGCTGAGGGATGCATCATGAAACTGTACCAGCACAATCACACAGAAGCAGACGGTACAGAGACCACCGACTACTACAGCATCCCCGAAGATGATCACAGCCCTATCAGGATCGAGGACGAAGAGCGCGACGCCGAACTCGCTCGCACGCGATGACTGGCCCCCAACACCTCACCGCCGCCGCCGCCGCCCGCCGCCTCGGCGTGAACAAGTCGACGATGAGCCGATGGATCGCGACGGGCAAGGTGCCGGCCGTGCGGCAGGGTGGTCGCTGGCGGGTCAGGGCGACATGGGTGGACGCGGAGCTGGCAAGGATTGGGAAAGACTAGCCGCCCCCACATACAGCGCGACCCGAGGCCCGCCACCGTGCGGGCCTTTCCACGTCGCGATTAGGCGTCCTCCGTCCCCACATGAGCCCTCTAGACTGGGGGCATGGATGACTACACCCTTCTGCACGGCGACTGCCTCGAGGAAATGGCCGCGATGGACGCGGGCAGCGTGGATGCGGTCTGCACCGATAGTCCATACGGATACTCGTTCATGGGCCGCGGCTGGGACCACGCCGTGCCCGGCGTCGAGTTCTGGACTGAGGCGCTACGCCTGCTCAAACCCTCCTGCTACCTCGTGTCTATGGGCGGCACCCGCACCTGGCATCGCCTCGCCTGCGCACTTGAGGACGCTGGCTTCGAGATACGCGACACGCTCATGTGGCTGTACGGCAGCGGCTTCCCCAAAGGCAAGTCCTGCCTCAAGCCGGCATGGGAGCCGATCATCCTCGCCCGCAAGCCGGGGCCGATGCGCGAGCTGGGGATTGAGGAGTGCCAAGTCGGGACGGTAGACGACCTCAACGGCGGCGCATACAGCCACAACCGAGACGCGAGCACGAACAAAGTCTATGGCGAATACCAACGTCTGCATCCAGATGACTTCCCCTCCCCTTCCGGTCGCTGGCCCGCAAATCTCGTGCTCGAATGCACCTGCGACGAGACGCGGGAGGGGACGGCGAAGGGCTCGGCACCGGCCAGCGGCCCGACATTGACGGGCGAATCATCGTCGGTTGCTCGCGGCAAGTTCAAAGGGGTGGATGCGACACCCTGTTACTCCGGCTCTGACGGCAAGGAACCCGTCCGCATCCACACCGACCCGAACTGCCCCTGCGCGATGCTGGACGGGCAGACGGGGACGCTTTCGAGCGGCAAGTTTACGAAGCGGAAAACCCGCATGGCCGGGGAGATTGGGAAAGCACCGTCCTCGCCTAGCGGATGGCCAACCGACAAGGGGGAATGGGACGTTGCCGGCAATCAAGGCGGCGACTCCGGCGGCGCATCCCGCTTCTTCTACTGCGCCAAGGCGTCACGCAGCGAGCGGAACAAGGGGTGCGAGGGGATGGAGGAACGGGATTTGTCATCGGCCGATAAGTGGTCGACCAACGACCGTCGCAGTGGGACGAACAGGCAGCCGACGGAATGGAAGGCATCGGCGCAGAATCACCACCCCACAGTCAAGCCCGTCGCCCTCATGCGCTGGCTGGTACGTCTCGTGGCCCGTCCCGGCGACGTGGTGGTCGATCCGTTCGCGGGCAGCGGCACGACCGGCGTCGCCTGCGTGATGGAGGGTCGCGAGTTCATCGGAATCGACCAGGATGCTGAGTACGTCGAGATCGCCCGGCGCCGGATCGCGCACGCCTCGGCGCAAACGAGGTTGCCCGTTGAATGACTTTCCGAAAGAGGAGCACGCCGTGAGCGACCTACTTTCAGACATGCAGAACAAGGTGTCCGATCTGATAGCCGAGGCGAAGGAGCCGCTCGTAGCCCGCATCACCGAGCTGGGGGCGGAGAACGCGACGGTAATCAAGCGCGCCGCCGACGCCATCATTCAACAGGAGCAGCGTGCCGAGCGGGCCGAGGCCGCGCGGGACGAGATGATGGACGAGATGTATAAGCGACTGGAGCAGGCCGACGCCGATTTGGCAGAGCGGGAGCGGATGCTGCGGCTGGCGTGGCAAACGGCCGCTTATGTTCGCGGACTCGACTTCCCCGAATGGCTTGCCGACCTCCGTGCCCGCGTCTAGGAGGGTCGGATTGAATGACTTCCCCAGCATCGACCTGTCCGTGCTCACGGCGCGGCAACGCCTTGTCATCGTCCTGCACTACTACGACAACTGGACGTATGTCGAGATTGCGCAGGCAATCGGCTCCGCAGACTCAACGGTAAGAAGGCACGCGCAAGACGCCCTGAGCAGGCTAAAAGTCAACGTGACTCGTTGAAAACTGAACGCAACCCCCAACTCTTATATAGAAGGGCAAGGGGATAACGGATGCTGCGAGTTAGCTATGACGGTGGGGCAGTGTGGGTGAGGCGCTGGGAGACAGGCGAGACGCGGAAGTGTCCGGACTGCAGAGACACGTTTCCCGCCACATCCGAGTACTTCGACCCCGGCTATGGTCGCAGCGCCAAGTATCTGAGCCGCCGATGCCGACCATGCGAGAGCAAGCGCCTGTGGCGTGACCCAGAGTGGTTCTGGTGCAAGCAGCGAGAGCGCGACCTTGCCCACGCCGATGGAGACGAAAAGGCTTGGGGAGGCCACGAGGCGCGCTATGGGAACATCCTCGACGCTTGGCCAGAGTATGGCGAGCCCGACCATGACGACGGCGAAGGCGACGTGGTAGAGGACGACTACAGCGAAGACTCACGACCCTGAGCGTCAAGAAGCGGAAACGGAAGCGTCGTATTCCAGCACTTACTCAGGAGCTGGCATGGCATCGCGCCGTAGTCAGAGATGATGCAAAGTGGGAGCGGCTGACGAGAAGGACCGCCATGTGCTGTGCGCGCCGAGCACACATCGAAGCGTGCATGGCGTGCACTGAGGGCATGGGGATCGCCGCTTCGCGCAGTTCTGTTGACGATTGCATGGCATGTCCCAAGCTCGCTAGCATCGCCGAGGACGTGGCAGCACAGAAGCGCATCGCCATAGAGAGAGGCAACAGGTGATTGTCACCGACGGCATCCACCTGATGACCACGGACAGCACCACGGACGCAGAACTACATGCGTTCGCCCGCCGCCTCGGTCTTGATCGCCGCTGGTATCAGCACGTTACATCCCACCCTCACTATGACCTGACGACTGGACGCATGCGGCAGAAGGCACTCGCGCTCGGGGCGCATCTTGTCCCTTCTCGTGAATTGGTGAGACAGTGCAGCCGCCGCCGATGACCAAGGCATGGCGCACCAAGCCGCTGCCGCTGGACTGGGGCAGGACACATCGCCGCATACTGAGGCGTGATCGTGGCATCTGCTACGTGTGTCACAAGCCCGGAGCCCGCTCTGTCGATCACATCGTCCCCTCTTCTCGAGATGGCAGCGAAGAGGACTGGAACCTCGCCGCTATCCACGAGCATCCGTGTCATGCACGCAAGACTGCGCTCGAGGCCAATGCTGCTAATCCGATGGCTAGGTCACGTAAGCGGGAAGAGGAGCGGCACCCGGGGGACGTTAGTGGTGCGTGACCTGAGCGATGAGGGCAGACAGGTCGGCTAGTTGAGAGGGTGCGCCCGCGAAGGGCTGCCCCGTAATGGTCAAGTACCGCCCGCGCCCGTAAATCTCCAGGCGCCCACCATCGACAGCAAGGACACGCCCTCTGGCTACGTTGCCTGTGCCCCACACGTGGAGGCCATGCCCACTAGGCGATGCCTCAACGTATGTGGCAGGACAGGACGCAAGGAAAGTAGCCGCCCAAGGCGCGATGCCATCGTCTGTGATGCAGTGGTCAAGGTCAAGGCAGACAACGCCATCGCCATTGAGTACGAAGCCTATGCCATTGCCCACAGTGCTAGCAGACGCAGCATCATACGTTGCCCAGGTGCGTGCGTTGGTACTGCTAGCGCCATGACCTTGGACAGTGAGTGGACGCTTGGCTGCATCACGACGTACCCAGCGGGCACGATCACGCAATGCGGCAGGCAGTGGACTCGAGCCGGCATGGCGCACGCGATGGGCAGCGACGCGGCAGCGACCCGAACAGTAGAGCGAGTCGGCTCGGGCGAAGGGCGAGAGCGGCGCGTTGCAACGCTGGCATGTGCGCGTGTGGATCATGACCAGATCGTATCACGAATCTGTAACGGATGCAAGCGCAATAGCAGGGACAAGAGGCGGCGCATAGGATGCTACGTCATGCCGCTATGCTAGACTGTGCACGTCAACGCGCCCGATGTAACGGCTAGGGATGCACAGTGGTGTCCCTTCGCTCCCGAGACATGAAAGCGTCTGTGTGTCGCTCCAGCGCAGCGGTGGGGTGGGGGTGGACCCCGGCGCGCGTCCTGCGCTTTCCGGGGAGCTTAGCACCTCCAAACGTGTACGAGTTACCAAGCCGACAACCAAGGCGCCCCGACAAGGAGCGCCTTTTCAGTTAGGAGGCCGACATGGGCTCCCCAGGACCCATTCCGAAGAGAAGCGAAGAGCGCAGGCGGCGCAACAAGGAGAACCCGGTCGAGACCGTGCCCGCCACGGGCAAGGTGAAGCCGACTGCATGCCCCCCCGGCATCCACGCCGAGGCTCGCGGCTGGTATCAGTCGCTCGCCGATTCCGGTCAGAGCAAGTTCTATGAGCCGTCGGACTGGCGGCAGGCGAGGGTGTTGGCAATCATCCTCGACAACATGCTCGAGGCCCCGCGTGTGTCGGCTCAGCTCTTCGCCGCCTGGTGCTCGGCCGCTTCCGAACTCGGGACAACCGAAGGCGCACGGCGTCGGGTTCATATCGAGATCGACCGGAAGCCGAAGAAGCCGGCGCTGACCGCAGTCTCCGTGATGGATGAATACCGCGACGCCCTCGGCGGTTGAGCCGGTCCTCATTGGCCCCACCTGGCAGCGCGGCGAAGACGGTAAGTGGATATTCCCTAGCCGCTCGCTCGGCTGGCAGGCGATCCAATGGGCCGGGGAGTGGCTGCAGCACGAGACCGGCAAGCCGTGGCGGTACACGCCTGAGCAAGCGCGATTCCTCCTGCACTGGTACGCAGTCGACGACGCGGGCCGCTTCCTCTACCGCGACGGCGTTCTGCAGCGGCTCAAGGGCTGGGGGAAAGACCCTCTCGGCTGCACGCTCTGCGCCTTCGAGTTCGTCGGCCCCTGCCGCATAGACCCGAGCGGCCGGACTGTCAAGGACCCGTGGGGTAACGAGCACCCGGCCGGCGTGGCTCACCCGCAAGCATGGGTACAGACGGCCGCCGTCTCGATCACGCAGACGAAAAATACGATGACGCTGTTTCCAGCCTACTTCACGAAGGCGGCGCTGAAAGAGTTCGAGATCGACTTGGGCAAAGAGATCATCTATGCCCACCACGGCGCGCAGCGTATCGAAGCCGTCACGAGTTCGCCGCGGACGATGGAGGGCGCGCGCTCAACCTTCGTGCTGCGCAACGAGACGCACCACTGGCTCAGTAGCAACGAGGGTCACGAGATGGACGCCGTGATTGACCGTAACCTGTCCAAGTCACCGGACGGCGCGGCGCGGGCGCTGTCCATCACGAACGCCTACGAGCCCGGCGAAGAATCGGTCGCTCAAGTAGCGCGCGAGGCTTACGAAAACATCGTGCTCGGCAAGTCCGTCGACGTCGGTTTCCTCTACGACTCGATTGAGGCCCCGCCGGATGCGACGCTCGACCCGGAGACGCTGCCGGCGACACTTGAGGCGATTCGCGGCGATGCGACGTGGCTTGATATCCCGCGCATCATTCAGGCGATCATGGACAAGCGGAACCCGCCCAGCCGCTCCCGCCGCTTCTGGCTCAACCAGATCGTCGCCACCGAAGACGCCTGGTGCACGCCGCAGGAATGGGACGTGCTCGCGGACAAGTCGCAGAAGGTCGACGAGGGCGACCTGATCTCCCTCGGCTTCGACGGCAGCATCACAGACGACCACTGTTCGCTCATCGGCTGCAGGATCTCGGACGGCTTCAATTTCACGCTCGGCGTGTGGGACCCCGAGAAGTACAAGAAGCCTGGGCAGGACCACGGCGAGGCTCCGCGCGAGGAAATCGACGGCGCGGTCAGGCAGGCATTCGACCACTACGACGTAGTCGCGTTCTTCTCGGACCTGCACCCGTGGGAATCCTACGTCGATGCATGGGCGAGGGACTTGGGGAAGGACCTCTGCGCCGCGGCCAGCACGAAGCACCGCGTCGCTTGGGACATGCGGGCGCGCCAGAAGGAATTCACTCTCGAGGGCGCCGAGCGCGTCCACAACGAGATCACCGAACAGGTCTTCAAGCACGACGGCGACGCCCGCGTGAGGCAGCACGTCCACAACGCGCGGCGGCGCCCGAACGCATGGGGCACGAGCTTCGGCAAGGAACACCGCGAGAGTCGGCGCAAGGTCGACTCCCTGGCCGCTCTGATTCTGGCGCGGCTGGCCCGGCATACCTACCTGGCGCTGCCGGAACGCAAGCAGAGACGCAAGCGGCAAAAAGCAGCCTTCTTCTAGGAGACCTATGGCGCTCAGTCAAACAGCAGCAATTGCACAGACCAAGCTCATGCTCGGCTGGCGCGCGGCCGACGCAGACCGACTTGAGCGTCTCTACGGCTACATCCGCAACAAGCAGCGCTTCCTCTGGCTTCCCGCCGCCGCCCCGCTTGAGGTCCGCCGCATCGCGGAAATGAGCCGCGTCAACGTCCTCGGCCTCGTCGTCGATTCGGTTACGCAGTCCATGTACGTGGATGGCTATCGCGCCCCGAAGACCGAGGACGAGGCGCCGGCATGGAACATCTGGCAGCGCAACCGCCTCGACGCTCGCCAGATGGGCGTCCATCGCGCCGGCGTCAGCTACGACGTTTCGTATGTCACCGTGCTGCCGGGCGATCCCGTGGCCGTCATCCGCGGCGTATCACCTCGGAACATGACAGCGGTCTACGGCGAGGATGACGACTGGCCCATGTGGGCGCTTGAGAAGCGGCATTCCGCCGTGAGTGGCAAGACCCTGTATCGCCTCTACGACGACGAGGCGGTGTACTACATGGATGCCGATTCCGGCGGCTCCGTCGAGTTCGTCTCGTCAGAGATACACGGCCTCGGCGTGGTCCCCGTGGTGCGGTTCCTCGCCAAGGATGACCTGGACGACGAGGTGACAAGCGCCCTAGAGGACCTGATCCCGATACAGGACCAAATCAACCTGACGACCTTCGGCCTGCTCGTTGTCCAGCACTACGGCGCGTTCCCGCAGAAGTGGATTGCCGGCTGGATGGCCGACACGGCAGACGAGAAGGTGCAGGTTGCCGCGAACAAGGTGCTGACGTTCGAGGACCCCGAGACGAAGCTCGGCGAGTTCGCGGCCGCCCGTCTGGACGGCTACATCGAGTCGCGCCGTGATTCGCTGCGCAACCTGGCCGCAATCTCGCAGACGCCGGCCCACGCCCTCCGCGGCGAACTCATCAACCTATCGGCGGAAGCGCTGGCTGCCGCTGAGCAGACTGAGCGCCGCAAGGTCACCGAGTACGAGACCATGTTCGGCGAGTCTTGGGAGCAGGTGCTCGCACTGGCAGCGGAGATAGAGAACGAGGATACGGACCCCCTCAACCAGGTCCGCTGGAAGGATACCGAGGCGCGTGCCTTCGCCGCTACGGTCGACGCACTCGGCAAGCTGGCCACCATGCTCCAGATTCCGGTGCAGGAGTTGTGGGAGAAGGTGCCCGGCGTGACGCAGGCTGACGTGGAGCGGTGGAAGTCCGTAGCTCAGCAGGGCGACTCATTCGCGCAACTGAACGCGACGCTCGTCAGGCAGGCGGGCGCGGAAGTCGCGACGGCGGCCCCGGCTGCAGTCCCGGCGGCAATCGCTCCCTAATGGCGCGCACCGCAGAGGGGCGCATCCTCACCGACCTGCACCGCAGACAGCAAATGGCCCTGCGGGCGTCCGTTGTGCGCGACGTGATGCGGCTCTGGCCGGCGTGGCAGCCGAGTAAGCCGGATTCCTACCAGGCATTCGAGCGCGCGATGGTGCTACTGGTGCAGTCGCGCTCCGTCCAGTCGGCAGCGATATCGGCCCGCTACTACGAGATGTTCCGCGCGGCCGAGGCTCCCGGACGGCAGATTGCCCGGACTGTGGCGCTGGCCGCCGCTCGTGACGAGGAACAGATTCGCGCGGCGCTCGGGGCCACCACCAGAGGCACAGTCTACAAGGCGCTGGCGGCCGGACAGAAGTACGAGACGGTTATGAGTAACGCCTTCGTGAACGTATCCGGCACCGTCTCGCGAGACGTACTAGCCGGCGGGCGCGAAACGATCTTCGCCGAGCAGCAACGCGACCCGAGGGCGATGGGCGTGGCAAGGATCACTGGCTCTGCGCCATGTGCCTTCTGCGCCATGCTCGCCAGTCGTGGGGCAATCTACCTCAGCGCGGAGTCTGCGGGCCAGATCGAAGGTCAGGAGATGGACTGGCACCTCCACTGCGATTGCAGCATTGAGGTCGCATACGAGGGCTACGAAATGAACGCCAGAAGCCTCGCGCAGAGGGAGCAGTGGAACAAGAGCGACGGAACGCTCAACGGCTTCCGCCAGGACCTCAACAAGACGCCCGACAAGCCAGCCTAAGACTTCGGCCGCCGTCACGGTGGCCACAACCCGACACGGGAGACGCAGATTATGACCGACGAAGAGAAGCAGGCAGCCGCCGACGCCGCCAAGGCAGCGGAGAAGGCCAATGCGGATGACGACGACGACCCGACCGACAAGGACGGGGAGCACGACTATCAGGCGGGCGAGGCGAAGTGGCGGGCTATGTCGCGTAAGCACGAGGCCCAGGCCAAGACCAACGCCGCCGCCGCCAAGAAGCTCGATGAGATCGAGGAATCGAACAAGACCGAGAGCCAGAAGCTCGCCGACAAGGCGACGGTCGCGGAGAAGCGTGCCACCGACGCTGAGGCGAAGGCGACGCGCTACGAGGTAGCCGCAGAGCTAGGCATCCAGGCCAAGCACCTGAAGTACCTCACTGGGTCGACCAAGGAGGAGATCGAGGAGTCCGGCAAGGGCATCATCGACGACTTCCCGGAGACCTACGGCCAGTCCGACACGGACGGCAAGCAGACCAAGCCGACACGGCCGAAAGAGCGGCTACGCTCGGGCGCGGCTCCGGATGAGGAGCCCGACGAGACCGACCCGCGCAAACTTGCGGCCAGTGTGCCGCGCCTCTAGGAGACACAAACCATGGCTAATTCGTTCATTAAAGCAACCAAAGTCGTAAGCACCGCTCTCGGCGTGCTCATGCGCGAGACCGTCCTGCCGCAGCTCGTGTGGCGTGACGCGGCCGGCGACTTTGCTGGCGTCTACGGCGACACCGTCACGATCCGCGTTCCGGCCTACATCGTGGCGCGCACCCGCGCTCTGCGTAGTTCAGGCCCGCTCGTGATGGACGATCTGTCCGAGACCTCCGTCGACGTGAAGCTCGACACCGATGTCTATAAGGGCATCAACGTCACGGACGAGAATCTGACGCTCGACATCGTCGACTTCAGCGCTCAGGTCCTCAGCCCGATCCTGCGCTCCATCGTCGTGGGCGTCGAGGACGAACTCGCCGCCACCATCGCCGATGCGACCTACGCGCTCACGGGTGCTTTCAGTGCGGCGGCTCCGCTTCACAGCGTGCTCGACGCGCGGCGCCAGCTCAACGACTGCTACGTTCCGCCTTCGGGCCGTGCCCTCGTGGTCGGTTCCGAGATCGAGCAGATCATCCTCGAGGACCTCGCTAGCCGTCCCGTCGCCGCTCCGGCCGAGCAGAACGCGCTCACCGACGCGACGATCTCGACGAACTACGGCGGGTTCCACGTCGTGCTGGCCAACGGCTTGGACCCGGACGAGGCCTACGCCATCCACAAGACGGCCTTCGTCCTCTCCAGCCGTGCGCCCGTCGTGCCTGACGGTGCTAGCTGGGGTGCCACGCAGTCCAACGGCGGCTTCGCAATCCGCGTCATCAAGGATTACGACCCGCTGTACGTGCGCGACCGCTGCATCGGCAGCTCGTGGATTGGCAGCGACGTGGTGCTCGACAAGGGCACCCTTGACGTTGACGGCAAGTTCGTGCCCTTCGGCGGCACGGGGCTCCTCGCCGGTGCTGTCCCGATTGAGGCCGACGACGGCGCCCCGATCCTCGTCCGTGCCGTGAAGCTCACGCTCGGCGCCTAACCCACAACCCACACAGCGCCGAGGCCGTGGGCTTTCTCAGCCGCGGCCTCGGCGCGCCCAACACCTTCAAGGGAGGGTGAGATATGCAGCCCGGAGTAGTCCCCGGAGCGGTCTTTGAGTTTCATGCAGCCAGGGCCGCGCTCGGCCTCACGCCGGGCATCAACTCACCGCTCACCACGCAGGCTTTCGATACGAGCAACAACGGCAACCACGGCACCCTCATTGGCGCCGCCGGCAGCGTCGCTAGCGGCTATGCCGGGGCGGGCACGCTCGCCGCCCCCTCCCGGCTGGTGCTCGACGGAGTGGACGACTACGTGTCCGTCCCGGACGCCGCGTCTCTGCGACTCGGCACGGCGGACTTCACGATTGAGATCGAGGTAAAGTCGCCGTTCGTGAACAACGCCCCCAGCAACGGCGGCTTGTTCAGTAAAGGCTGCGGCACGACCCCGGCCATTGGCGGCTGGGGATTGAAAGCTGTCGGCACAACGACCAACCAGCTCGCGTTCGTCGATGTGTCGTCTGCCGGCGCCTACAACGCCAACCTGTCGTTCCCCAACCTGGCGGCCGGATCGCATCGCATAGGCGTGGTTCGGGCCTCCGGCGTCTACTACCGTTACTACGACGGCACACCCTACTCAACTCCCGTCACGCCTGCTAATGTGGCCAATCTCACAATCTCCGATCCGCTGATTCTTGGCCGTCTCCGGATAGCTACGACCCAATACCTCGGCACCGAAGTACCCCTGGCGCGCATCTATCCCTTCGCGCTCTCTGCCGCGCAGATGGCGAGCAATGAGGCGGCGGGCACCTACTGGCCAACGATAGACGAACAGCTGCAGGCACTTCCCGCGCTTGTCACGGCCATTCTCGCCAAAGTGAACACTCTCCCCGCAGCGCCCGCCGCCGTGGGCAGCGCCATGACGCTCACCCCCGACTACGATAGGACGGCATCCGCTCCCGGTCTGCTGATCATCGACGGTGACAGCTGGGCCTCACAGGCGACCTACCCGAACGCGGTTTTCGCGGCCATTACGCCGACTCCAGACACAGTCAACCTGGGCGTGGGCGGTCAGTCATGGGCTGGGCTCCTGTCTGACGCCGCGACGCAGGTTGATAGTTACCATTCCGCGTCCCGTGCCTACAACATTGTGGTGGCGATCTCTGGCGTGAATGACTACCACAGCGGCAGCCTCGCATCGGCCAAACTGCCGAATATGGTCGCGTATTGTCAAGGCCGACGTGACGCTGGCTTCAAGGTCATTGTCGGCTCCTGCGGACCCGACAAGCTCGTAGATGTAGCCGCCTCCTACGATGCCCAGCGCGCCATCCACAACGCTTACCTCCGCGACCACTGGCCCGAGTTTGCCGACGGCTACGCCGACTTCACCGCAGACACCTACATCGGCGGCGACAACAGCCCGAATGACCAGCCGTCGTCATGGAGCAACGGCGCGCATCCGAGCGCGTCCGGTTATGGCATTCTCGCGGGGTACGTCACGAGTGCTGTCAACGCGATCATCACGGCGACGCAGGCGGGGGCTGCGGTGGTCCTGACGAGCGACTATGACAGGGCCAAGGACGACGTGCTCACGCCGCTTGAGGCCGTGCAGGACGCAGCCGACGCCGTGCTGCTCAAGACGAACACCCTCGGCGGGGCCGGCGCAATCGAGTGGACCTACACTTTGACCACCGACTACGGCACGCCCATACCCGACGCCGATGTGTGGGTCACGACCGACGAGTCCGGTAACAGCGTCGTCGCGTCCGGGCGCACCAACGCGAATGGCGTCATCACGTTCTACCTCGACGCAGGCACGGTCTACGTCTGGTCGCAGAAGACCGGCTACAACTTCACCAACCCGGATTTGGAGGTCGTCTCGTGAGCGGCACAGGAATAGGAACGCCAGCCGCGCCTGCATCGGACGCATTCGTCGCCTTCGTCACCCTCGAAGAGTTTGCGACCCGCTACGAGAACACCATCCCGGCCGCTGACGAAGAGCGGGTCGGCGCCCTCCTTGACGACGCCTGCTCCCTGGCCGCGGACATCACGGGGACCACATACGCAGTCGGCGACGCGGTACCGGGAGTCCTCACGGCGACGGTCTGCACGGCGGTGCTACGGGCCTACGACAACCCTTCCGGCCTTGCCGGCGAGACCATCGGCGACTACTCGTGGCGTGGTGCCTCCGTCGCTGGGGCAGGTGCCTACTTCGGCTCCGGCCTCTACTTCACCCCGGCCGAGGAGCGCATCATGCGCCGGGCCGCCGGCAAGCTCAGCGTCGGCACCCTGGAGCTCCAGGGCATGCTGCCAGCCGTCGACGATGCGCAGTTCGTCACCGACGCCGGCAGCAGCGAGCCGATTCTGTACTTCGCCCACGAGGACTTGCTGTGAGGACGCTCCCCCGCAGTCTGCGCCGAGATTCGATCACGGTCGAAGCCTACTCAGGCGAAGGCGGCGACGGCTCCATCTATGACGGTCCCGTCACCGTGCTCGGCAAGGTCGCCTACCAGCGCCAGTTGGTACGCGACGCAGCGGGCGCCGAGACCGTCTCCGAAGTCACCGCATACGTCCACCCCGACGACGCGGAGCCGTTCGTTACCGGGGCGCGAGTCGTGATTGACGGCAGCGTCACTTACGTCATCACGGCTGGCCCACAGGGGCGACCCGGCGAGGCCGCGCAGGTCAAGGTGACGTGCAAATGACGCTAACTCAGGAGGATTGACCGATGCCTTGGTACAAGCTGCCGCACGCCAACCTAGTCATGCACTTCGACCAAGAGATGGACCTGGAGCCCGCAGACGAGCCGTTCGCCACCGGCGGAGTGGTCGAGGGGCCGATTCCCGAGCTTGGTGACGTCACCGAGGTCGTGATTCCCAACGTGCCGGAGCCGACAGGCGCGCACGTGTGGGGCACAGGGCCGGGCGTGACGTTCGACGCCGACCCGCGCCTCGTCCCGGCCCCCGAGGAAGAGGCTGAGGCCACGTGAGCCTCCTAGGCGGACTCGTCGTGCTCTCCGACCGCACGGGCATATGCAAGGCGAAGATGCACGAGGCCGGAGCCGCGGCGCTCAAGGAGGCGGCCGACGAACTGCTGCAGATCGCCACCCCGGACGTGCCTGTGTCGCCCCTTCCTGGCGGCGGCTTCCTCCGCGACGCCGGCAAGGTGGAAGTCGATGAGGCTGGACCGTGCGCCTATGTCTACTACGACACGCCCACCCCGGCCACGGGCAGTGACGGCCGCGAAGCCTTCGGCAGCCTCGCCGTCATGGTTCATGAGATCACGACGGCCAGCCACAGCACCGGCCGCGCCAAGTGGTTGGAAATGGCCGCCAAGGAAAACGCCACGCGCCTCGGCATCAAAATCGGCATGAGCATCAAGGGGAAGATGCGATGATCTCGCGCGCCCTCGCCAAGTACCTGACCACAGACGGGCTCGTCACCTACACCACGGGCGCCGGCGGCGATTGCTTCCCGGAGCGCCTGCCGGACACGCCGGACGCCGCCGTGATGATTCTCTCGACGGGCGGCAACCCGACGCCGGCCGCGGCCACGTGGGGCTACAACGAGCCTACCGTGCAGATTATGGTGCGCGGCGCGCCCAATGACGCCATGACGCCGCAGGGGCGCGCCTTGGCTATCTACAACGCCCTCCAGGGGCTGCGTTACACCGTGCTCGACCCCGGCGGCGACGACGAGGTTTCGCTCATCGTCTGCGAGTCGCTCCAGACGGCGCCCGTGAACATCGGCGCCGACCTCAAGAATCGCTATCGCTACACGCTCAATTTCGCCATTCATATCCGGTCAATCACCACACATCGAGACTAGAGGAGCAGGCATGCCCGGCACGCCCGACAAAGTTCTTTCCCGAGACTTCAAAATCGCAGTCAACACCGGCACCACCGAGACGCCCGTCTACACGAACATCGGCGGCCTCGATGAAGACGGTATCAGCCAAGCCGTCTCAAGCCGCACGGTCGACTACATGGACGCGGATGACAACGGGATTGCCAAGCCGGTTCGCATCGGCCTCGGCTACACCTACAGTCTGAAGGGTGCCCGCATGGAGTCCGTCGTCGACGGCGTGCGCGACCCCGGACAGGCGGCCGTCGAAGCGACGCAAGACA